CGATAATCACCCTATGGTAATAGCTTGGAAAGCACTTCCTGAAGACTTACAAAAAGCAGGTTTAGAGATTGTAGAATCATACGAGAGTATGGTTGATAAGATGATTGATTTCTTAGCCAATGCTTCAAAGGGCAGTGGTCAAGCATTAAGAGAAAAGTTTGAATCAAAAAGATTACCTTTCTATTTTCCATTCTTACGTCAAGGTAATTACTGGGTTCAGTTTACCGACAATAATAATGAAACCGTATCGCTAGCCTACGACAATCCTAGACAACAAAAATTAATGCATGATTATCTAAAAACTAATAATGCTAAAGACTTACGTGCGTTTAGTAGAGTTGATCAAATTACTCGTGCCTCATCACCACCTGTTGGCTTTATGGCTGATATTGTTAAGATTATGGAACAAGGTGGAGCTAGTCCAGAAGTTATTGAGAAAGCATACCAAACATATATTACATTATTCCCTGCAGAATCTTTAAGACAACAGTTTAGAGAACGTTCAGGTACGTTAGGGTTTATTGGTGATGTTGTTCAAGGATATGCAACAGTAGCACCTAAGATGGCTACTCAGTTATCTAATCTTCAACACGGTGCAGATATTGATAAAGCCTATTCAGATGTTCAAACAGAAGCTACTAACAACGCTTCAGGTGTTGCAGCTGATGTAATGGGTGAACTTAGTAAACGTCGTGATTTCTTCCAAAACCCTGTGGCAGCTCCGTGGGTATATGGTGCCAGTGGTGCTAACTTCTTCTATAGTATTGCAGGTAATATATCATCATCGCTAGTTAACTTATCTATTCTGCCAACTGTCGTATTACCTCAACTAGCTGTTAATCCTGTAACTGGTACGTATGAATATGGTAAAGCATTAAGTGCTTTAAATGAAGCAAGAAAACTTTTTTATAAAGGTGGCCAAGATACATCTAGAGACTATTTTACTATTAGAACTTTTGGTAAAAATGATAACTTACCCGCAGATTTAAAAGCACTATATGATCATGCTATTAAAATGGGTACTATTCAGTACAGTATTGGTCGTGATTTAAATGATATTAGTAAAGCGCCATCAGGTCAATATAGTGATTCAATGCACAAAATAAATACGTTCTTAGGATATAGTTTTGAAGCTACTGAAAGATTTAACCGTGAAGTAACTCTTATTGCTGCATATAAATTAGCTAAAGATACTGGTATGGATACTAATGCTGCCATAGATCATGCAGTTAGATTTACAACCAAAATACATACTGAAGCTGTTCCTGAATCAGGCGCTAGATTCTTACAAGCAGGTCTACCTAAAGTAATGCTTATATTTAAACGCTTTGCTATGGCTCAGATATTTAATTTATATACTTTATTTAACAATGCTAAAAATGGTATGACGCCTATGGAGAAAAAAGTAGCAAGACGTCAACTTATAGGTATTTATGGTATGACTTTTGCATTAGCAGGTTTACAAGGTGTTCCTTTATATGGTGCAGTGCAAGTATTAGCTAATGCCTTATTAGCAGATGATGACGAACCTTATGATCTTGATCAAGAGATTAGAGAATCCTTTGGTATGCTAGGTTATAAAGGCCCAGCTAACTATATATTTGGTGTAGATGTTGCGTCTAGAACAGGCTTTAATGGTATGGTATGGAGAGATGATCGTAAACGTTTAGCTGAAGTAGGTTATGCATCATACTTTATAGAACACTTATTTGGACCTACATATACTACAGGTAAATCTGTTATAGAAGATGGTCCTAAAATGATAGCAAATGGTCAATGGGAACGTGGTTTAGAAAAAATGTTACCATCATTTATTAAGAATCCACTAAAAGCTTTACGCTTTGCTACAGAAGGTGCTAAAAACCCTAATGGTGCTTCTCTTGTTGATGATGTAGATGGATATAATCAATTTATGCAATTTTTTGGATTCACTCCAAGAAATGTATCTGAAGCTTATATTGAAGGTAGCTTCAAAAAACAAGTTGATTTACAACTTTCAAATAGACGTGATGGATTACTTGATGCTTTATATCTTGCTAAATCAAATGGTGATACTGATATGGAAGATAGAATTTATGAAAAAATTGATCAATTCAATGATAAAAATCCAACAGCACCTTATGTATTAACACCAACTAGTATTAATAGATCAATGAAAGCTCGTGAAAAAGCTTTGAATGATAGTGTAAATGGTGTTTATATTTCTCCTAAAGCACTGCAAGCTATTGAAGAAAAATATGGTAGTTAAGTTATAACCGCCATACTCTAATACCCATAACACCATCTTCTACAACAACCTTATGTACATATTCAAACTCTAGACGTTTGCTTTCTCTATCTATAGCATAAATAGCAGATTTAGTATCTACTGCAGGTATAAAGATACTTGTGCCAGGCTGAAACTCAGGCCAATTAATTTGATAATCTACGCCGTTAGTTAACACTTCGAGGCATGTCCAAAGGTAAGTTATTAGTTTTTATATCATCAAAAGATGAGTTATCAATCCATAAGCAACGTTGTTTACCACCGCTTATATCAAGTCCTTTATGCATAATTTTATTCTCTCCAGACATTCTATGTAAAAGATTATTGTTCTTTAGGTGTTTAACAAAATCTTCGTAATCTACGTTCCCAAGCATTTTTAAATGTTGACGCATTATACTACAAGGAATGTATATTGTATTAGTATCAGGTTCAATTCTAACTCGTAACTCATTGATTGGTTTCACTAAAGGAGCTTCTTGGATACCTGTTCTTGAGTCTACTTTACTATTTATAACTAATGTATTTTTTAAATTTTCATGTAAGAAAGATGTTAAGGTTTCTAAAGCATCAAAGTCTTGCACTTTTAATTGTTCTCGTGATGAGTCCAAAGCTTTTCTAACTGCTTCTTGTACAGGTACGGGGTCAATATTATGTATGCCTAATTGACGTGCTATCTTAGCCCCTAAAAATACTGCAGCTAATGTAGATGAATATTTACGTTCACGTCCTGTAATATTCCATGCCTTATCAATAGCTTTTTGAGTTTCTTTTAAAGCACTTTTTATAGAGTCTAAGTTAGCAATAATCCATTGAGCGAATATTTCTCCTGCGTGTCCATAGTTATCAAACAACAATTCAAAATATTCATCTGCTTGTTCTTTAGTAAGTGTTTTATCTTCATCAATACGTATTTGTAGAAACCTAGCCATTTCACCTGATGCTTTAGCATTTTCAGATAACACAACAGTTCTAAAATCTTTATTACTTGATACTACAGAAATTAAATTAAACACAGTATCATTTTGACGTTCTTTGTTTTTACCGCTACTATCCATACGGTTTTTACCACGTCCTGTAGCCATAAATTTTAGATAATCATGTAGCTGATCAGCATTAACTTTAGTAAATTCATCTACTGCTGCAGCTAAGTTATTCATGTATCCCATACGATTAATAACTGCATTACCTGTGTCACCCCATACTTGAATGACATTAGCATTCATAGCAGGGTTACCTATAACGCTAGTCATAGCTTGTAGAATAGTTGACTTACCTTGTCCTGAGTCAGGATTATATAAATTAATTACTGTAGAACTTTCTTTGGATTTAAAGAAAGGCATGAGCAAAGAACCAAAGGCACAAAAGAAACCAAAAGCACGTAACTCCATACCAGGTCTTTCATATACGGATATAGCTTTTTTCCATAAATCATATGAGCCTTTTTTAACTAAAGCTACGGCTATATCTTTTAAGTCCTCAGATACAGGAACAAACTTAACACCAAACGCACTTATCTCTCTGTTACCTATTAAAATCTTTTTGTAATCTTTAGTCCAGCCAAACTGTTTATACATAAGTGTAGATGGCTTTTGTTTTTGTTGAGCAGCGATCACTGCCATAATGTAATAGATTACTTCATCTAATTGCTTGCCGTTTCTTACAATTCCTTTGGCTGCTAAAATTTTACGAGCTTCATCACGGGATAGTAGTTGTGTTAAAGGAGCAATAAACTCTTGAACGCCATCTTGTGGAAGATGTATTTTAAACCAAGCACAAAAACCTGCAGCATCTTTATCATTTAATATTTCAACAAGATAAAAATCATAGTCATATATTAATACGGCTTCTTCTTGTTCGTCTTGTGTAGTTTTATATACGCCACCGTTTTTTCCTCGAAAATATGGAAAAGGATAATCAGGTACATGATAGGTGACTGTTTCGCCTAATGCTTCAGACTTTGCTTGTATAACATTATCCGCACCTTTAGCACGTAATATTACTCGACCTAATTCGATAGGTGAAGTTATCTTACCTTTATGTTTACAGTCATCACATCCTGTAGGACGTAAGCTTTCAAACTGTTTACATGTATGAGGGCCGGGAATAGCATTAGCTTTAGCTTCTGTCCTTGCATAATCATAATCAGGATGACGTTTTGATATGTTGTGAATAGCAGCTTCAGAGTCTTCACAGTATGCTGCAATAGATAATCCTGAACGCCATAAAGGTTCTTCAATAGATGCTTGTTTAGTAACAATATGTGTTAGCTGAGGGCATCCATCATCTTTACTGCATCGCTCTAATATTTTTCTAAACTTAGATGAGTTATTACCTAGAATAGCTTTTGTAGCTTCATCTAATGGTCGTTTAGCGCGAGGCTTATCGGTAAGATGTATAGGAATTAATCGGGCTATTTCATCAAAGGGTGTAGGTGTACCTTCATTAAGAACTACTACTTCTATAGGGTTAGTTACGTCTTTAAAGTTTTTAGTCCCTGGCACTCTTAATATGCGTGACATATCAGCAGTGCAAGCACCATCTGCTTTTAATCCATGTTTAACACACAGAAATTTTAATCCTTCAGCTACAGGTTTCCATATAGCTTTATCTATAGGTTCTACTAAAGGCCAATAACAATGAATGCCATTTCCTGAGTCAACTATTGTAGGAGCAGGTAATCCTGTTGTATCTGTAAAACTTCTTAACGCTACTAAAGCATCATCTTTAGTTTCGTAATCTTTCCATTTACGTTTTTTGGTATCAAAGCCACAATCAATATCTAACCAAAATATACGTTGTTCTTTAGCATTAATTGCTTTTCGTTCTGTAGCTTCTATCCATGTTGAGCATGCGAAGTATACGTCTTGTTTATCATCTAAAAATTTATTAGATACTTCAATAGCTTCATTAATAGAATTTACAAATTTAGGAGTAACGATATTTTTTTGATCTTTGCCTAATACACAATAGTATCCACTGTCAGGCCATACGCTTTGTAAAAATTCTTTTGTTTGCATTATTCTCTCGAAATAAAGTTTGTGTTACTAAATTGGTGGGCTACTTGCGGTTTATAAATTAACTACCATCTAGCCATATATAAAAAAGGTGCTTTCGCCCGTTGTATTACTTAGGTCTTAACTTGTTTACAAGCTCCATTACTTTAGGTTCCATATGTCTGGATGGTTTTGTTATACCAGAGAACCAATCATACACTGTTTGTCGAGAAACGTTAAGTTCTTTAGCTACTTGACCTACAGGATATTTTATGGCAATACATAGTTGACCTAATAAAGTTCCTGTAGTGTCTTTTGCTTTCTTGTTGTTTTCAATAACATTTTGTGAATATCCACGCATAGTTATGTCCAATCTGATACTAAATCATCTAAACTTACATCACCTTGATCTGCTTTTGGAACAGGTGTAGGTTGTGGTTTTTCAGATGCCCTGACTGTTGGTTCAGGTATGTTATCTTCTACTTTAGGTGCTTGAACTTGTGGACGTTGAATAGGTTGTTGTTTCCTTTGTTCAAACTCTTCACCGTCATCTTCTCTATTAATATTTACTGATAGAGTAATAGCACGTTTAGCTTCTTCTGAAGTTGACTTCGTGGTACATACTGTATACTCTTCATCGTTTAAAACACGAATAGGTTTAAACCCTATCTTAGTGCTTGATGAGTTTTCATCAAAACTAACACGTGATACCACTGACATTAAGTTTTGACCATTAGCACGAACGTAGTCTGTATACTCGTGTAATGGTTTACAATCTTTTGTACCATTACCAAAGATAGATTGTGCAGGTAAAGTCATTTGGTAAACATCACCATTCATATCATCAGCACGAACAACTGCAATACGTCTACTAAATCTACATGCTTTAGTACCGTTAGCACCTGAACCTTTTATATTTTGTGGGCATGATAAACATGACTCTGCCTGCTTATCTACAACTGCCTCGTCAGGTTTTTGACTGTCAGAAGTCCAGCATGTTGGTGGTGGCATCTTTTCACCTGGAACATATGCTTTAGAAAAATACATTCTATGTACATGTGGAGATGCGTTAACAATAACTACATCGAGTGCGTCTTGGTTAGACTTTTCAATTTCTTTACCATTAACCATTAATCTAAACTTACCACCACGAATAGAAATTCGTTTAGCAGTGGCTGAACTACCTGTAATATTAGCAGTGAAGCCATCATCACGACGTCTGTGTGCTCCCACTGCGGTTGAACCTTGTTGAAATATATCTAATTCTGTACTCATACTTCCTCCTTGTTTTCTCTACTTTTAGTTATTCTTACTGTATATTCTTGTGTTGATTGTAATCCTGGTGGATGCTTATCAGGATTTTGTTCTAAATACTCTTTTATTGATGACTGAACTAACTTCTTTTCAAAAAACTCAGGCAGTCTATTTTCTAATATAAAGTCATACATACTACCCCAATCAGATGTCCAATATTTT